CCTGCCAAGCCAGCCCCATCGCGTGCTTGTCGCCCCTCCTATCGATGGGAGGATTGTTCTTTTTGGGTTTCCGCTTTCTTGGGATTCCCCAGTTAATCATCCTTCTCTCGATGGTCATAGAATCTTGTCAATCTCCTTCCAAAATTGATATGGGGCAGCTTTTAGCCATGCCCTTAATCCTTCGACATCCGTCAAATCTTTTTCCCACGACATATGGCCCGACCTCTCGCTCGATACGATTTTACATCCAGCAAGGGCTGCCTCAAATATCACCCGCTCTCCGGCCCCCCATCCATCGAGGAGATGGACAAGACATTCGAATGCGGAGTATATTTTGGGCATCTCCTCATATGGAACCATATTTCTCTGTTTAACATTCGCACCGTGAACCACTCCGCCGTTACCAGCAAGAACCGTGAAATCCATCCCGGTATGCTCATCAATATAGTCTTGGAGTCTTGTCCACTTTTTGAAATTCCTGAGGTTGCAGATCAAAGCTGTATTGGGCCGCCTCTCGATCCCATCGACCGGCCTGAATATCTCCGTGTCAATCGCCAGAGGAAAAGCGATCCCATCACAACCAAGAGCCTTCCGATGATTTCCAAGATGAACAGGCGAAAGAAATATATTTTGTGCAGAGTTCTGGAATAGCTTCCTTGAGAACTCCGGCCTGTCGAGCTCCCGATGGTCGTGCTCGTATTTGACATACGGTTTCCTGTCCGAGTAAATCGTCTTCAAGATGATCGCCATTTGGGCCTGGCTGAAACTCCAGATGTTGTTGAGGATAATGATGTCCGCCCCGGCAAGCGTCCGCCTAAGTAGCTCCGTGTCCGATTGCGGCGTCAGCACCTTGATATCGAACCCGCAATCCGTGCCAACACGGATCACAAGTTCGTTGCTGATCTCGGCCCCGCCCCTAATCCACGAGTCCTGAACCCATCCCACCGTCTTTTTTTTTATCCCTTTGGTCTCGTAAGTCTGTGGACTGGATACATCCGCACTTGTGAGCGTCCTATCCGACATGCTCCTGGGTCGCTCGGGTTCCATCACCTGCGTCTCATAGGTTTGTTTCCCCCGCCTGAAGATCCTCCACTTCCCGTGGGCCTCTCCGAGCAGCGCCCGCTCGATGCTCATCCAATCCTTGGCGTTCCGGTAGCCCGGGAGAAGATGTTCGATCAGCACCATACTCTTGTCATCGGTGGTGACCATATCATGTAGAAGTTCCTTGTTCATTATTCGGGCAGGATACCCCATCTGCTTGCAGTGGGGAGGAATGCCCGTGCTCCCTTCTCAAATAGATTCTTGACAACCTCAAACATATTTATTACAATAGACCAATGAGCGAGTACTACCGCAAGGAGGCAAAATGGAAACTTTAACAAATTCAAAAATGGTTGGAGATTATGGAGTTTCGCTTGCAACAGTTTATTTTTTAGGTAACGGATATCAAGTTCTTTTTCCTTATGGAGATAGGGGCCGTTATGATTTAGTAGTTGAAAAAGAGCGTAACTTTCAAAGAGTTCAATGCAAGTGGACAAAATCAAGAAAACAACCACAAGGGTATTATAGAGTCTCGTTACAATTAACCACAACCCACAAAAAAGAAGACAGAAGCATAGGAAGAAAGGTCGAGTACCAATATACTGAAAACGATTTTGATTACCTATGGGTCGCCACGCCAACATCATGTTATTTAATCCCCTCAAGTGCTATATTCAACAAAAAATCCACCAAAAGAGACATCAAACTTTATCCAAAATGGGATATTTATAGAATATCTTTGCCTCTACCAGAAAGAAGTGAAACTGATAATCATACCAGATTGTCTCCTCGTCTTACCTCCGTTGACAAAGTACTTATACAACGCCTTCTAAAAGAAAATAAATCATATCGTGAAATAGGAAATATATTAAACGTATCAGAAGGATGTATCTCTGCTCAAATTTGTCGCAATAAAGAGTTCTATCGCAGTCCACTCTGAATCTCTAAAATCTCTTTCTCTTGGAACTGCAATGCCTCGTCCGCTTGCGGCGAGGTAGTTTACCGTTTTCTCTTTTTCAGACAAATTGTCTCTGTGATTCTGAAGTTTTGTACTCCATAAATTTCCTGGCGTTTAACCTCATCCACGCCAGAAAGGTGCTATGAGAAAGGAGATGATGATTGCCTTCTATGAGGTCTCCGGAATGTTGCTGAGTATGGAGAAGGCTATGGACACACCAGGCGCGCCGTCCTGCCGCACCACAAAGCGGATCGCCTTCACGTCATACTCGAAGTACCGCTCGGAGCTCATGTCTATGGTCATGTCCTGCCGGATCGCCCAGATGTAGTATCCGAGCTCCCCGCAAACCACATCGCCCTTATTGCCTATTGCCGGAACGTTCCGAGTCCTGATGACCGGATATCCGTTCAACTGAGGCCCCATCCCGGGCTGAAGTCCCGACTCCGTGGTGTCGTAATAAATCGGAGCCCCCGTGGTCGTCTTTTCCTTACGCAGGACGTTAAGAGTTGCCCTTCGGGTCAAATAGTTGATGTCCTGGAAATTCTCGTCAAGGGCCGATTCGAGATTGATGATGTCGTCTCTCTTGACGGTGTTGAGTGTTATTCTCTTGACTGCGTTGATCGCCGGATCACTGATGATCCCGAGCATCTGCCCGGAAGCCCCGGTGCCCGCGACGACCTCGCCCTCGGTTGCATACTGAAAGGCCCTTGTGAAAAGGCCTGTCAGGTAGTTGATGATGTTGATCGAACTGTCCATCACCAATTCATCTGAAATCGGAATCAAGCCGATCAGCTTCTTGGCTTCAAAGGTTTTATAGCTGAAGGTCGGCTTGGTGCTTTCCTTCTCGTAGGCCTCATCGGGGTGCTTCAGCAGAATCCCACCAAAATAGCTACCCGCCGCCTGAGAAAGATATGGAATCCTGGTCTGGTAGGCCCCCATCGGTATCCTCCAGAGCTTGGGAAGAATCTTGCTCTGCTCTATGGCAAACTCGATGACCGTGGCAAGAAACTCTATTGGAACGATGGCGCCGACATCACCCTCTACAAGTGTGCCGGAAAGCGCCCCCTTCTTGTTCCAATCCACAATCTCCTTGTTCCACTCGCTGAGATTGAAGCCGCTGACAAGAAGACTTCTCGGATCGAACCGCTTTCTCACCAGATTGGCGAACTTCTCCATGATAGGTGAAAGCCTCAGAAAAGGCCCTCCGTTGGAGCCCAGGTAGTCTCCCAATGCCGCTCCGTCCATGACGCCCCTTCTGCCGGAGGAATAGGTCTTGTTGAAGAAGCCGGTATCGATGACCGACTTTCCTTCTTTGTCCATGATCCGTCCGTCGCTGTTGTCGAAGATCGCCTTCGTTTCAGATTTAACAAGCTCCTTTACTTGGTCCTTGACCGTATTTATGGTGCCTTCCCGTATGGCCGCCTCAAGGGCCTCGGTGTTCAGCACCATCTTCCCATCCTTTTCGTTTATCTGAAGATCCATATGCTGTTTCCTCCTTGATTTTTGTTTTTTTTGCCCCGAATTGTTAACCCCAAAAAGAAAAGCCCGTTACCGCCGTTCGAACGGTAACGGGCCTCTCTTGATTCGATTTTGGGGCGTCCCCTCGCTTGATCAGGGCTGGGGACTATCTTCCTACTTCATGCGGCCCTTTCAAGCCGTGGAAAAATTTTCTCCTTGCATTGCTGGAGGGTTAGCTTTTAAACACATTTCCACAACACTTTCCAATTCCAGATTCTTAGAAAGTTCGGAATAATGTGCTATCCAATCACTTCTTTTTAGTCCCTCTGGATTTTTAGCAATACCTCTTGGCATTTAACCTCTTACGAAATTTTCCCCCTCAATCGGTCAAATTCACTTTTTACAACAGCCGGGACGACCTTATTGATCGCCTCAGTTATCTGATCGGAGATGCCCTTCAGGGCTTCCTTGATAGCCGCTCTCTTTTCTTCCTCCGTGATTACAGTGATCTTTCTCGGTTCCGGCGGGTTATCTGTCTTGGATTCGTCCTTCTTGTCTCCTGGCGCCGGTTCGCCTATAGAAACTTTTGAACCCTCCTGAAGTTTGGCCGCAAGGCCGTCAAGCTTCGCTTCCATCGATTCGAACTTCTCCCCCATTGTTTTTATGAAATCCATGAAGACTTTCATGTCCTCCGTGGCATCCTTCTTTTTTGGTTCGATTGATTTCAATCCTTTCTTCTGGCGGGCATCATTGATCCGTTTAAGAATCTTTTCGTTGCCCGTCAAAAAGCCTATAATGAAGGAATCATATTCTTCTCCATAATCCCCTTCTCCATCCCCGCCATTTCCTCCTCCGTCCTCGGCCCATGCCTCATCGCTTTCTGCCATCATGATATGCCGGAGCAGACGCTCCGGTTTGGAGGCCACCTCATGGGCATTGTTATAGTCCCAGCCAAGATATTTCATGATGAGCCTTTCGGTAAACTCATGAAGCTTGGTCGCAATGGTATTCGTCTCATCCATGTCTTGTTCAACCCAAATCTCATCTTCCGGTATGAAGTCCCAGGCGTAGTGGTTACCGCCCATAGTAAAATCTACATTGTTTTTCTCCCTGACCTGGTCCCCATCCACTATGACGAACTTGACCGATTCGGCTTGGTCGCTACGGATGGCCTTTTGATCCAAAACCTTTCCTGTTTGATCGATGAATTTTCCACAACTTGGACATTTGATATATCCCATTCCCGCTTCCGATATATCGTTGTATTTCACAAGGTTTTTGCAGCCCTGACAAATCACTTCGTCTCTCTTCTCGCAGATTGAGCAAACGAATGAAAACTCCAAATTCGGGTCGCACGTCTTCCCCTCATTCTCCCCAGACACATCCTCATCCCATTTCACAGCCATCTCCTGCCCGCACTCCCCGCATTTCTCAGAAGCAGGCTCAAACGGCTTGCATTTGTACTCGTGATCGTTGCACCACTGGCGGGCCTCCTTCGCCGTGAACTTGCTTTTTGAGAATCGTATGGCCTGTAACTCGACAGGATCACCCTCCTTGATCCCCCAAAGAGCATGGATACCCTTGCCAAACTTGTCGTTGTTCCTTCTTATTCGATCATATTTCTTGGGATCTGTGATCCTACAGGCGTGCTCGTTGGGATAAGGCTTCTCTTCCGTGTCGACAAGCTGGCCATCCTTATACTGGCAGGGATCGCCCAGCTTCTCTTCTAAAGCTTTCCGGTCGTTCTGATCATCCAAGAGAGACTTGCCGTCAACCGATTTGTAGCTTTTGAACTCTCTCTTATCGAACTTCTCTGGCAGTATCTTGAACCACGCCTCTTTCTGGCAGTTACCGCACTTCTCTACGTTCTGGCAGTCGGGGTTCATGCTCACACCCACAGGACTCCACTCAAGAAGATCCCATTCCAAAACTTCACGATATTCGATGCCATCCTTATTTCCGAATGCGCATTTTAAGGGGATATACCCGATTGACCAATTCGGCATAAAACCATTTTTGGCTTTTTCATAAAGTCTTCTACCCGTATTATCTGGAGGAATTAAATTTGATCCGTCAAAGAATTGTGTCCGTGCCATAACGCCCTTAAAACCGTTGAATTCCGACTTCCAAATTTTCAAAGGCTTTGCAATCGGCTCCTGTCCCATATTTGAAAATCCATGAGCCATTAGAACAACTGGACGCCCCAGGATTTTCATTCCGTCAACACGCATAATGTCTGAGCCTCGATCAAGTCTTTCTGTTGAAATGAAGTGTTCTATCCATAAGCCTTCGTCGCTGAATTCTTTAACCTCTGCTGTAAATATTTTATGTTCGATTTTCATATTTCCTCCTCATGCTGCTATTCTCAAGGCAGGCTGAAAGGGTTTTGATAATTTAGAATTTTTAGATGAATTCTCTGTCTTCCACATTGGTTGAAGATTAGATAAGACCCAGCATCTTTTGAAATCGATCTGTTCTGGTTTCTCAAAATTAAATGCTGCAATAGGAATTTTGTGATCGATTGTCCATTGCCCATAATTTTCCCATGTCATTTCTGAATCGAATTGCTTCTCAAGAGATTTCATTAAATCGATCAAGGTATATCCGACCAGAGATTCCCAATGCCTACCGTTTTTGTGATTTTTGATAGCAGCATATATCCCCTGACTCATCGAGTGATTAAGCCTAAGCTTTGAGTCTTCATATCGTCTGATATTTCTATGGAATGAAATTTTCTCTCTATTGTTCTTTGCCCACTTACTCGATCTTTCCCTCATCACTTCAGGTTTCTCGTAATAATATTTTCTTGCAAGTTCATTACTCCTTTTACGATTTTCGTTTCTCCATTTTTGAGTTAATGCCTTTTTCTTTTCTGGATTTCTCTTATTCCTTTCACGCTGAGTTTCAGCCATACATATTTTGCAAGTCTTATTTAGTTTGTCCCATGAGGCTGAATTATTATGGAAATAAGTCAAGGGCAACCATCTTCTGCATCTCCAACAATGTTTAAACTCAATCCCATCGCCTATGATATGCCATTTTCTTTGACTAACATTGATTTGGCTTGTTCGGAGAGTTTTATATCTACACATCTTGCATATATCAACGAGGCCATCTCGCTCATTTTTAGATTTTCCAAAACACTCCAAAGACTTCCATCTTTTGCATCTCGGACAGTTTTTCTTCTCAACTCCCTCAATAATCTGATGCTCTATCCTCCTCACTCCCCGACCTCTGCCGCAAACGTCTTATGCTCCATCTTCATGGTGTTATCCTCCCTGTTTATTATGTACACAATTCCGGCCAATTCCATTCACTCGGAAACCACTTTCTGCATTTTTCAATAGCCTTTGTAGCATCAGCTTTCCAGCACCTATTCTTCATAGTCCTCAGAAAAACTCTATGGAGTTCCTACCCCAATGCACTATTGCAAAAAGCATTGTGTCCCTGTGCGGCTGTCATAACTGAAAAAGCCGTAGTAGGTGGTGGCCCCGTGGGCAGTCGAAGTAGAGAAGCGATATCCATACATCACCGAAATTGCGAGAATAAATACAAGCAATAATGCCAAAATCATCTTTTTCATAGGTTAATCACCTTTCTCCTTTTCGGAATAGTACGTTGAAATGGTTCAAGAATTTTTCCCTGGATTTAATTAAATTCAAAATATCCCCTTAAGCTGCCAGCAAGAATAAGGTTAATGCCTCTTCCTCCTCCAAATTTTCTATAAACCCTCTATCCGCAACGGTAATCGGTTTACCAAATTTTTCGATTGACCGAATATTACGGACCTTAAGATCAAGACATATTCGGGATTGCCCAAAAACTTCCTCTGATTGAATACCCTGGACATTGAGATTAAGTCTTATTTCAGGCCGTCCAAAAGCTTCTACAGACTTAATACTCTTTAACGTAACCTCTATTGGATGAGGAATATAGACTCGTCTAAGTCCAATATATGCTGGTATTGGTTCGGCCCAACGAATCTTTGGCCGTCCAAATGCTTCCTTAGACTCAATCCCCACCATATTAATAGTTAAGGCAACTTTGAGTTCAAGGAATCCAAGTGTAGCCACCGCAAACGAGCCGAATCCAACTCCTTCTACGGATAAACAATACGTATTTATCATGGCAGCCTCAACACAGTCGTTGTTTCATCAACCGTTGAAATTCCCTGATTTATCTCGCCTGCCTGCCTGCTTGTCTTACTAACTACCAACGGCTTGGTGGGATCAAGTCCGTATAATTCATAAATTTCTAATATTGACGAAATGGATGCGTCAATTCTCACTCCAAAAGAACCGGGTACAGCATGATCCACAACCAATTCATCCCAGACTGATACCAATGGAGTCGTATCGCTGTAGCCTAATTCATTTTTATCTAATTCCACAGCCTCGGTTCCATCTGAAATTAAATAAGCACGAAACGTAAAATCATCAACTACTGAAAACGTTGATATATTTGCCTCTACTTCTGCCCGAGTATTATAGTTCTCGTCTTCGTCTGACGTTACCCAATCAGAACCATTCCAATAAAACCAATAGATGCCATCATTAGATATCGTATATTTTACTTGCCCTTGATTCCCGGCCCCTAACGTTTCTAAAAAATGATCACATGACCTTATCCCTGCGGGATGGAATAACGCAGAAGGTTGAACAAACGGTTTTGTATCTATGTACAGTACAGAGGCAATCACCTCTGTTCCGTTTCCAGCGTTATAGTTACGCAAAACATCTTCAACTGTTATTGCCTGATTGAAAATTGCCAATTCATCGATTAAACCATCGAGAACATAATCCCAATCTGTATATGGCTGGATTCCAATTCCTATCAAACCCTCATTTCCTGTAACTGTAGGGTTGAAATCTGTGCTTGTTGCTATAGTAGCCCCGTCAACATAAAGTACAACCGTTGTCGTTGCTCTATCAAACGTGACGGCGATATGATGCCACGTGTCTAATGAATATACAGCACCAATCTTAAATTCCAACCCCCCGTAAAAGAAAGAAATGGCGTACTCTCCCTGATCCCCAGTGCCCAAATAATAAGAAGAAAACGGATCTTTACTGACTATTGCTTTATGAGAGCCATCAGAATGAATCTTGACCCAACCCATGATCGTGATAGAGTCGGTTATGTTCATGCTGGCACTATGTTCAACAGAAACATAGCTGTTACCATTAAAATTTAAACAGTTATTTAATTTTCCAGGTTCCCACAAAGGCATAGATGGTATTGATGGATTACCCTGTAACGTTCCAGTATTCCCGTAGAAAGAACTGTCTGCTGCTGTTTCTCCGCTTCCCTCATTAAAATGCCACCAACCCATTGGAAGTGGCCCGTTATACCGAACAAGAGCTCCAGTTCCATTTCCAGAATTATATCTAGTTGTTATTTCATCTGACGTTAATGCTTTATTATAAATTGCTACCTCGTCAACGAGTCCTCTAAAACTATTCCCATACTCAAACAGATCTGGAGAAGTTCCTATTCCAATGGAACTACTGTTCCCGGTCACTGTCGGATTAAAATTAATATCTGTGTTTACCGCAACTCCGTCAACATAAAGAATAGCGGTGGTTGTGGCCCGATCATAAGTAACTACAATATGTTGCCAAGTGTTAAAAACAATAACATTTCTGGTAAGAAAGTCCGAGCCACCATACACAAAAGAAATTGCCGCTTCTCCGTAGGATCCTGTGCTAATCCTATAAGAATCGTTTATGCCTTTTCCAACCCATATGTTGTAGTCTGATTGGTCAGAAGCGTTGATCCATGCTTCAATGGAAATCGAATCTACGATATTCAAATCGGGACTGTCGGCAATTGAAACGTACCCTTGCGTGTCAAAAAGCAGGCATCCTCCTAATTTTCCAGCTGCCCAAACAGGATTGGTTATTCCCGTCAAAGTTCCATCATGCCCACCTCCAGAACTATCTGCTGTTACTATTCCAGTTCCTTCATTAAGATGCCACCAACCAACTGGGGTTGGTACTTCATGAATTTTTTTCAGCTTAACCAGCCCGCCCGATACTTCTATCTTGGAAGCGTCGTAAGAATATTCAGATGGTGTGCTGTAATGCCATTCTTTGATCATGATTAACTCCTCAACCCAGGAATAGAGCCGTCATCTCAATCTCCTACAATTTGAAAATCTTGTTCGCTCCTGTATCCCAGTTTATATTCACCGTCTGCCCAACAGCAGGGGTGAATGGCAATCCGGATGCCGGAGTATCGACATAGGCGATCAACTGGGCCGTAGCATCGTTTCCAGTATGCTGGAACAAAATGATGGCACCGGAGACTACTGCTGCCAAGGCTACGAGACTCGTATTGGCCGCATTAAAAACGCCGTCTGTGTAGGTCTTTGACCCAAGGGCTACCGTTCGTCCATTATCTTTTGTCCCACCCACCTCGATGTCCGCTACATATTTATCCGTGTCATCGTAGGTGTAGGCACTTCTAACCAACATCGCCCTCACGTCTCCCGTCATTGAAATAGTGTCATTAAGAATCCCTTCACGCCCTTTTGGAAATAATACGTTTGCCATGACATCTTCCTTTATTCGATTTCAGCAGAGACCATTTTTCCATCTTCTCCACGTTTAACGGTTAATTTCTTTTTTTTGCTTTGATTTTCTTTTAGGGTCAGACTAAGATCAATCGGAATAGGTTCAATCTTAATCTCAATCGGAGCTACCGGAGGATCAGGTCTTAGACTTATTCTTTCATCTGATTCAATTTTGCTTTTGAGGACCTCTGTCGCAGACTGGAGTGAGACGAAAACCCTATCTTCTATCAATCCCAGCCCCTTTCCAAGTTCATCAAGTTTCCAGACGATAGGTTTGATTCGTTCGGCATCTCTTTGATCATGGGCCTCTTCCCTTTTTCTCGCCTCTTCCCCTTTTCTTGCCTCTTCTTCTGTCCTTCTCTTTTGTTCTATCTTATTTTGTCTTAGGAGAATAGCCTGAACCTTCCCTCCTTCTCCCTTTTCGGAATAATAGAGAGTACATCTGCAATTGATCGATTCTGCTGGGTCAGTCCCCTCAAGCGGCGCATCCATCTCATCATTACCTACCTTGAAGAGCTCATCCATCTGGATCCCATCAGCATATTCTTCATCCGCTCTTTGATGGGTTGGCCTGACATGCTCGTCCCTTGCCGAAAGCCAATGCTTAAGAAGCTCATCCTCAAGACCGGTCTGCCGTACTCCTTCGATGTCCGCCTGGTTCATGGCCGCTAACGTCTCTGTTCGTGCAATCATGGAAGCCCTGTACTCCTCCCATGAATCAAACTTCTGCCTCAGAGTCTCGGCTATTTCCGTCACGGGGGACTCGGCGGCAAATCCCTCCTTGAGTATCCTCTCGATCTCGTCGAAGGTTGTTCCCGATACCTGCTCGGAGAACTGTCTCATCCGGCTACCGAGCCACTTTATAGCCCCTGGAGCATTCACATCAAAGGTAGGGTTAACGGCCTTCATGGTCTCCAAAATATCCTTCATCCGGTGCTTGCCGACCTCCTGCATGATGTTTTTCACAATCGGTTCGACCATCTTAACTAGATTCTTCTTCTCCTCGGCCTTGCTTACATTTATATCTCTAATCCCCTTGTGGTCCTTTACGGCATGCTGCACCTTTTGCCTTGACCAGCCGGAGAAATAGGCCAGGATCTTACCTCCATCCTTGTGAAGCCGGTTGATAACGTCCTCCTTCATAGCCGAGAAATACTCCCTCATCGGCATCTCGATCAGGTGCTGGTAGTTGTCTACCCGCTTGACGAAAAGTTTCCAATAGACATCCTTGCGTTCCTCCGTCCAGAAGGAATGGTTCATCAGCTTTAAGAACTT